AAAATACCTAGTGGAATCCAGAAGTGGTTCACCTGCAATGAGTCCCCTTTTGTTCACCACGAAGCAATACGACGAAGAATTAACGAAATAAATTTTTATTGACCAATTTGAGATTGAGAAGATGAAGTTTCAGTATAGTGATACTTCTTGTTGTAATTAATCTGAATAGAAGCACCATACCTAACACCTGTATTATCACAAGCAGCATTATAAAAGACAAACAAATAACCTTCAGTTACACCCTTTTTAAAATCAATATCATTTAGATCAGCCATAGAAAGCACATAGTTTCCAGGATCTCTTAATTGAAGATTGAAATAGGCACCAGCATCAAGACGATATCTTCTAACACTTTTCACAGTAACAAATCTACCAAAAGTACCAGCATCGAACGGAGTAACACCATCAGCATTAGCGTTAGTAATTTCAGTAGGCATATTAGTACCAGACAATTCCCTGACACATTCATTCAATAAATCAGCAGGATCGCCAGTATGAGTTGTATTATCGCAAGATTGCTTACACAACACATGATACACATCAACAATAATATTCTGAGGAGCATTTTCAGTTATGTTAATAACATTGACATTCATAACACAAGATCGGAAGCGTAACTTACGAGTAGCAGAATCAGCAGTAGGATCACCACCATTTTCACGAGACATTATCCACCACACATCACCATTACCATAATTAGTATTGGCAGCATAAGTATTGTTACCAAAACCATACATAGTGAGACCAGTTACACCTTGACCATTAAACTTTGTAGTAGGGGCTATGGTTCCATTAGATGCATTATTTATAATGCATGTTTTCATTCCCTGTAGTTTATCCATACCCCATTTGAGTGAACGCATGAATCGTTTAGCCCGTCTACGAACCCTTCTAGGAGCCCGTCGTTTACGGTATAACCTTGCGGTATCGAATTGGGAAGTAAGGTTGCCAAAAGTAGCAGCAGAAGTACCGGAATTAGTATCTTCACGACCAACTGTTTTTTTAGAACTCCCTTTGTTAAGCCACCTTTTCATTATGCGCCCAGCGCCGGCACCCGCACGCCAAGCCGTGCGGGCTGCGTAACCATATCCAGCTACGGTACCAGTCCGTCTACCATATCTTGTCATAGCACCCATTATCACAGGCCCCGGTAATATTATCGGGGCCTTATATAGGAGTGGAAATCCACAAATCCACAACAATAAAAGAAGTTTGCTAACCCCCTGCTCTAACACCCTAACCCCTGCGGCTCCGCCGCCTAATCCTATTGGTTGGAGATCATCAGATTAGATCATCTGATCCCGCCAAAATTAAATATATATAGTGGCACTTTCACAAGTACCCCATGACTTTCAGAGTTGCTAGTAAGAGTTTCTCGTTGACTTATCCTAACTGTGGAGACTTGACAAAAGAAGAATTATTTGAACATTTAAAGAAAGAAAGAAATATTAAATACGTTTGTGTTGCAAAAGAACTACATCAAAATGGAGAACCACATTTACATGCACACGTTGTTTATTCAAAGAGGAAAGATATCAAGAACCAGAAGTACTTTGATTTCAAAGAGAGACATTGCAATATCCAATCAACTGAAGATGATGAAGCTTGGAACAAGTATGTCAAGGAGGAAGGAGACTTTGTTGAATGGGGGGAGATTGAAATTGATAACTTATACCAAAAAGCCAAAACCCTTTTACATGAAGACTACTTTGAACTTTGCAGAAAAGAAAAGATTAACTATCAATATGCAAAAGAAGCCTGGGACTACTCAAAGAAGGTTGATACCACGATTAACGAAGAAGATGACATTAATGGAACTTTCGATGGAAGACTTGGATGGATTGATTACTCGAACATTCACAAATGTACCGTTATCATCGGACCAACAGGAATCGGAAAAACAGTCTTTGCAAAAAAGCACGCAGCAAAACCAGCTTTGTTCGTATCACACATGGATGACCTCAAGTCTTTCGACGCAAGCAGACACAAATCAATCATATTCGATGATATGCAATTCAAACATATGCCAGTGCAAGGACAAATCCACTTGGTGGACAACTTTGAACCAAGATCAATCCACATTAGATATGGAACAGTTAAAATACCTAGTGGAATCCAGAAGTGGTTCACCTGCAATGAGTCCCCTTTTGTTCACCACGAAGCAATACGACGAAGAATTAACGAAATAAATTTTTATTGACCAATTTGAGATTGAGAAG